CCGTCCTGCGAGCGAGACTGTTTCTTGCGAAACGCTCTGGGACTCTCATTGAGGACGTGACTGAAGCGTGGGATACCGCACGGCAGGCGCGGGACCGTGACGAGCTGGACGACCACGCCTGGGCCGAAATCTGCGACGACTTCGAACGATGGGCGCAACGCATCGACGCGGAACGCGGTGTACGGCCACGGCAGATGGAACTCGTCGTCCCCTGCCCGCAATGCGACACCCGGTGGATCGTCGTCCCGATAGATGACCGCCGTCCTGAACTCGGTGAGGACCGCAAGTCGGCGGTGGTGATCGAGTATGCACCGGATCGTGCGCCGGTCGCTCAATGCCGTGTTGCGGGCTGCGAGACGATGTGGGTGGGTTGGAAGCAGCTCGCTCAGCTCGGGTTCGCGTTGAACGTGGACCAGGATCTCGCGATCCTTGAAGCGTGCGGTATCAAGCTCGACTTCTCGAATGACAACGATGTAATTCTCATGTAATATGGGAGGTGGTCAGGGACGATTGTCTCTACCACTCGAAGCCTCAGCCTCACGGTTGGGGCTTTTCCCATTTCTGGGCACAACTTCACAACAGCTTCACAACATGGCTCCCGATTCCAAAGCGGGAGGGCTCGCGTACGGAGTAGTGACCCGGAGCGGCGAGCACCCACAGGCCCCTAATGGTTGCCGACCGATGGTTGCTACGCGCATCACCACACGCCAAACGTGTGGAGGTCACATGAGGTTCGCGGTTCGACTCCGCGTAGGGGCTCGACGGCCACGCAGCTGCATGGCTGGGGTGAGAGTGGTCAGGACTCCCGGTTCAATTCCGGGCCACCCCAGCCTTCTACATCTTCCCGGCGTGACGGGCACCTTGTCATCTCTCCGGTGTGTGCGATGGCAGGGCAAGTGACTGGTGCACGGTCGCATCACGCACCCCACAATTCCTATCCGCTTACTGGACTGTGGAACCAGGGCGGCGGTCAGCGGCTGTCAAGTCGCACCCGGTTTCCGGCGATTGCCCGCCGCCCTCCCATATTCTTCCTCGTGCCGCGTCGTCAACACATTGCCTCGTCATGAACCAACGGACGCGAGCACGAGGAACCTACCTGGAGGTCACGGTGTTCGCTCTCAAAACCAGTGACGGTAAATGGGTGATGTCACGCCGCACCGGTAAAAGGATGACGTGGTCCGAACGCCGTCTCGCTCGCATGGCACAGACAGTCATCGAGAAGCACCGCAAAATCAGATGCACCGTAGTCGAAGCATGACCTACGCCTACCGGTGCGAGACGTGCGGGACCAGCTACGTCGTGCCCAGCCTCGCAAGAGACTGCGAACAACACTGCCAGGAGCAACCCGATGTATGAGTGCCCCGAATGTACAGCGCAGTACACGAGCGCATGGGCAGCCGAAGAATGCGGGGAAGCCGACCGCCGCGACGACCTCCACGCCAGACAAGCCATACGCGGACGAAGCAGGTAGCAATGCGAGTGTGCAGCGTACACGGATGCCCCGAGGTATACCCCAGGGATGAGGGCACCCGGTGCGCCAGGCATAGGGCCATAGCCGATAGGGCCAGAGGCACCGCCCACCAGCGCGGCTACACCAGCAAAGGACACCAGAACTTCCGACGCGAAGTACTACACCGCGACCCCGTATGCGTCATCTGCCACCTACGACTCTCCACCATCGCCGACCACTACCCCCACAGCCGCCGCGAACTCATCGAACTTGCAATGAATCCAGACGATCCGACACGAGGACGAGGACTCTGCAAACCATGTCACGACCGCCACACCGCGACCGAGCAACCTGGCGGCTGGCATACCCCCTAGGGTATCCCCATCCGCACACATACCCCCGGGGGGTACCCCCAGTCGAACCCGCCCAGGCAAACCGCCGGAGAGGGCGAAAAAACGTCTGAGGGGTTCAAAAGCTTTCTGGGGGCCGCGCAATGCGGTCTTCTTCTATTGCCGCGCAATGCGGTGAAGAGGTGATTGGTATGGCTTCTGGTGGTCGTAGGGCTCGTTCTGGGCCTGCTCCTGATCCGTTGTCGCGTACGTCGTTGGTGAATGGGCGCGAGTTTACGGTGTTGCCGCTCACTCATGATGTTGTTGTGCCGGCGTGGCCGTTGGGTGAGTTGGCGGATGCTGAGTTTGAGTTGTGGTCTTCGCTGTGGGGTAAGCCGCAGGCGTTGATGTGGGATCGGCTTGGGCTGGCTGCGCAGGTCGCGATTTATGTTCGGTCGTTTGTGCGTGCTGCTGATCCTGATGGGCCGGTGTCGTTGTTGACGCCGGTGCTGCGTATGGAAGCGGAGCTTGGTATTTCGACTTCGGGGATGTTGCAGAACGGGTGGGTTATTGAGACACCTGCCGGCGGGCTGGATCGGTCGGTTCAGCCGTCCAAGGGTGGTGTGAAGAAGCAGACGACGACTGGTTCGTGGTTGGAGGCGGTGAAGGTTGAAGACGCCTAGCTACACTGTCCCGCCGCGAACTGAGTCGCTGGGGTATCTCTGGATTTGGTGGATATCGCATCATTGCGTGATCCCGGACCAGGAGGATGCCGGTCTGCCGTTTATCCCGTCTACTGATCACAGTGTGTATTTGGCGAACTGGGGGCGGGTGAAGCCTGGCGCGATGCCGGGTGAGCGTGCTGCCGCGTTCGTGTACCGCATCGGCTTGTGGGTTGCTGCGCAGAAGGTCGGTAAGTCGCCTGGCGTGGCTGCGGAGACGTGTCTTGAGTTTGTCGGGCCGGCCCTTTATGACGGTCGTGCGGTTGAGGGTGAGATGTATGTGTGCCCCTTCCCGGATTGCGAGTGCATGCATGACCCGTACTTCTATGTGGAGGGTGAGCCGAAGGGCCGACCGTGGGCGACTCCTCGCATTCAGCTTGCGGCGGTGGTTGAGGATCAGGTGGAGAACACTTGGGGCGCTCTTGTCCCGATGATTGATCTCGGGCCGCTCGCTGACGTGATTCCGAAGACGGGTGAGGCGTTCATTCGTCACCCGAACGGGAACCGTGATTCGCGGATTGAGATTGTCACGTCGAAGGCTGACGGCAAGCTTGGTGCTCGGATCAGTGCGGGGAAGTGTGACGAGACTGGCCTGTGGACTGACTCGAACAACATGACGAAGTTTGAGCGCACGTTGCGTCGTGGCGCTGGCGGCATGGGTGGACGGATCTCGCATTCATCGAACCCGTACGATCCTGCCGAGAACTCGGTGCTGCAGCGTCAGATGGAGTCAAAGCAGAAGGACATTCTCAAGCATCACTTCCCGCCGCCGCCGGCGTGGAACTTCGCGCTCAAGAAGGATCGGGAAGCGATCTTCAAATGGAATTATGCGTCGTCGCCGTGGGTGGACTTGCGGACAATTGAGGCTGAGTCTGTCGCTTTGATGGAGACGGACCCTGCCGAGGCGGAGCGGTTCTACGGGAACCGTATTGTTGCGGGTCGTGGCTCGTGGCTTGAGATGCCGAAGTGGGAAGCGAAAAGCGTTCCTGTCGAGGTGAAGCCGCGCACGAAGATCTGTCTCGGGTTTGACGGGTCTGATGCTGACGACCTCACCGGGATTAGGGCAGAAACGCTCGATCAGTACCAGTTCACACCGGTGTATGGGGTGAAGCGTGAGCGTACGCTGTGGGATCCGCGTGACTGGCAGGGCCGTGTCCCCCGCGCTGAGGTGATGGCCGCATTCCGTGAACTCGCGTCTGAGTTCGAGATCGTGCGCGCTTACATGGACCCCCCGTTCTGGGAGTCGGAGATCGATACTCTCGCTGCCGAGCTTGGCGAGAAGGTGTTTCTGCGGTGGTACACGAACCGCCCATCACAGATGCACGCCTCACTTGAGCGGTTCAAGACCGACGTGTATTCGGCGGATTCGCCGTTCACGCATGACGGTGACGAGCAGGTGTTCATTCACTTGCGTAACGCGGTGGTACGTGCGGGGAACGTGGACCCGGTGACGAAGATCCGCAAGTACACGATTGGTAAGCCCGAGAAGCATCTCAAGATCGACTATGGAATGTCGTCTGTGCTCGCTCACGAGGCGGTCATGGATGCCATTGCATCCGGAGCTAATGCTGTGGAGCCCGACGCTCTCGCGTACGTGTTTTAGGAGGTCCCATGGCAATCACGCCTGAAATCGCTGCGAAGCAAGCTGACGGCTTGTATTCGACCATCACGAAGCGTGCACCCGAGATTACTGAACTCAAGGAGTTCTACGAGGGGAATCAGCCGCTCGCGTTCGCGTCGGAGCAGTGGAAAGAGTCGCACTCAAAACGGTACAAGGGGTTCTCTGACAACTGGTGCGAGGTGGTCGCGAACTCGACCTCTGAGCGCGAGTCGGTGATCGGCTTCACGCTCCCGGGGGCGTCTGAGCGGCGGTCCGAAGCTGAGAAGGCGATCTGGGATGCGTGGCTACGCAATGAGCAGGATTCACTCTCGTCTCAAGGCTTTCTCGAAGCGGCTGTGGCGCGGCGTTCATTCTGCCAGGTGTGGGGTGAAGCCGGGGACGGTGAGCCGATTGTCACATGGCGGTCGGCTGATCAGGCTGCGGTGAAGTATGACGCGGAGACTGGTCGCCGGCGCATTGGGGCTGTCGTTGTCTGGGATGACGAGGATGAGTCGCTTGAGCGGATGACCTATTACACGCCGACTGAGGTGTGGAGGTTTAAGCGGTCACGGCTGCTCAAAGGTTCGGGTCTGATCCTGCCGTCATCATTCCAGTTGTCGGGCGGGTGGGATCTTGACTCTTACGGCGCGAATCATCTCGGCAAGGTGCCGGTGGTTGAGTTTCTGAATCGGCCTGTGTTGGGTCGTGGCCCGTTGTCCGATATTAAGGGCACGGTTGCGATGCAGAACGCGATCAACCTGTTGTGGGCGTACCTGTTTAACGCTGCCGATCATGCGTCGATGCCGGCGCGTGTGGTGATGGGTCAGGAACCGCCGAAGATCCCGATTCTTGACGCTGATGGGCAGCCGACTGGGCAGTATCAGCAGGTGGACCCGAAGCATCTCACTGAGGGGCGCATGTTGTGGCTGACGGGCCAGAACACGAAGGTTGACCAGTGGGAGGCCGCGAGGCTTGACGTGTTCACTGAAGTGATCGAGAAGGCTGTCGGGCATATCGCGGCACAGACTCGGACTCCCCCGCACTATCTGGTCGCGAACAAGGGCCTCTCGAACTTGTCTGGTGACGCTTTGAAAGCGGCTGAGACTGGGCTGGTGCAGAAGGTCCGTCAGGCGATGGAGTTTTTCGAGCCGCGTTTGCGTGAAGTGTTCCAGCTGATCGCGTTGCAGCTTGGAGAAGACCAGGCGGCAGAGTCAGCGCCTCTGGGGTCTATCGAGTGGCGTGACCCGGAGAACCGGTCTGACGCGCAAACGTCTGATGCCGCGATGAAGGACCGGACGATGGGCTACCCGTTCGAATGGATCCTTAAAAAGCGCGGCCACTCCCCTGACGAGCGGGAAGAGATCTTGGAGATGCTTCGCCGCGAACGGGAGGAGATGCTGCTAGATCCGGGCTTGGATGCTGCGCTGCGACCGTATGGAGGCGTGAATGTTAACGCCGAGAGCGACGATTCAGCAGTATGACCGGCAGCAGGAGATAGCAGCGGTCACTGTGGCTGCGATGCGGCGTATCGCGTTGCGGCTCGGTGATGATTTCGATGCTGGCTGGTGGCGGTTGCGTGGTCAGGCTGTGGAGACGATGCAGCTTGGCCGTGCAGCCGCGATCCATGCTGCGATCCCGTACACGTCTACCGTGTTGGCGGAGACTGGGCAGCGTGCCGCTGCGGTGGGTGCTGTTGTGCCGGCGGGGTTTCTCGCTGCAGCACCGAATGGCGCTCCGGTGGTGGATACGCTCGATGCTTTGCCTATCAAGGCGAAGCAAGCTGTGGCTGGCGGTGCGTCTGCTGCTGCTGCGCGGATTGCTGCAGCGTCTTGGTTGGGGCGTGCCGCGCTGACAATGCTCGCGGACACGTCTCGCGATGTCGTGCACACCGACATGGTTGCTCGCCCTGCGGTGACCGGGTACGTGCGGATGGTCAGTGCTGGCGCGTGTGATCGGTGCATCATCCTTGCTGGCCGTAGGTACCTGTGGAATCAGGGGTTCTTGCGGCACCCGAACTGCAACTGCCGTCATATTCCTGCGGCTGAGAATGTTGCGGGCGACCTCTTCACTGACCCGTACGAGTATTTCAAGAGCTTGTCCAAGGCGGAGCAAGACCGCGTGTTCGGTAGGGCCGGCGCGCAGGCGATCCGCGATGGGGCAGACATCTACCAGGTCACGAACGTGCGCATGCGTGGCCTCGCGGTTGCGGGGCGCGACGATTTGGTGAGGTATGGCGGGCAGGTAAGACGAACGGTCGCCGATATTTACGCGCGTGACCAGGATCGCCGGTTTGTGATCGAGAACCTGCGCCACCACGGCTACATCACCGGCCCACAAACCGGCGGCGGCAACCTACTTGGCAATGATCCCGCCGGAAGGATTCTTGCTGCAGGGCGCGGGCAAGGCGCCTACACGGTGGGCGGACAGACTGTCACGACAGCTCGTGCTGCACGGCATGAAGCGGTCGCGACCGGGATACGTGACCCGCTGCGACGCTCCATGATGACGGCTGCTGAACGCCGCTTGTATGACGCACACTATCGGGCTCAGTGGGCTGATGCCGGGTATAGGCCGAACTCGATTGGCGCGAATAGCGCAGATCGTGGTCTGGGGTTACGTCCGATCAGCGCCGCTGATGCTGCTGCAGCACGCGAACGGCTGCAACGCGAAATCGTGATCGCTCGCGAGAACTCACCGCAGAGCGTGAAAGACCTAGCCCGGGTTCTCGGGCTGATGTGATCCGTCACCCACAGTGGGTGCTCGCAATGAGAGGAATACCAGTGCAAATAAGTGTTTTCGATAGACCGTGGCTTCGGTTCGTGACCGACCCCGAGGACGGCGGAGGCGCAGACCCGTCTGATGACCCCGTCGAGGATCCTGCAGGCGATCCGGTAGGCGACCCAGCAGATGACCCGGCTGATGCGCCGCTTGGTGAGGCCGGAGAGCGTGCGCTTGAGGCGATGAAGAAGAAGGAACGCGAAACCCGCGCAAAGCTTCGTGCAGCCAAAGCCGAGATTGCTGCTCTCACCGCCCCGAAGGACGGCGAGCAGACGCCAGACCAGCTGCGATCAGAGATTGAGCAAGGCGTCCGCGCCGAGTTCAATGAACGTCTCGTCAAGGCTGAGGTGAAGGCCGCTGCTGCAGCGTCATTTGCTGATCCAGAAGATGCGGTCGCATTCCTGAAAATGAGCGATTTCGATGTGGACGAGAACGGTGATGTTGACCCGTCCGACATTGAGGATGCTCTCAAAGATTTGCTTGCCAAGAAACCGCACTTGGCTAAGCAGGATGCCACGCAAGGTGGCTCCAAGCGGCGTGTACCCGAGGTGCCCGCTGACCCAGCAGGCGGTACGCATGAACCTCTGTCGTTAGACGAGAAGATCGCTGCCGCACAGAAGGCGGGCGACTTCAAGGCTGTTATTGCTCTGCAGAACGAGCGCCTTGAGGCCGCAATCTAATCAACCTCGGGCAGGCGTTATGCCTGCCCACCCTGAAAGGAGTTCCACATGGCTGGAATCACTGGGTTGGGCACTACCTATAACCTGCCCAACTACACCGGAGTGCTGCACTCCCTGTCCCCTGCCGCTACCCCGTTCTTCTCCGCGATTGGCGGGCTGAACGGTGGCGGTCAGACCACCTCGACCGAGTTCGAGTGGTCCACCTACGATCTGCGCAACCCTGGGCAGAACACCAAGACGGAGGGCGCAACCGCGCCTACCGCTGAGGCTCGCGTGCGTGCGAACGTCACGAACGTCACCCAGATCCACCAGGAGAAGGTGTCGGTCGCGTACTCGAAGCAGGCCGCTCGTGGGCAGAAGGCCGGCACGAACAACGACCAGTCGGGCAACGTGCAGTCTGAGCGTGACTGGCAGATCGAGCAGATGCTCAAGCAGATGATCCTTGACGTGGAGTGGTCGTTCATTAACGGCACCTACGCGAAGCCGGGATCGAACGGCACTGCACGTCAGACCCGTGGCCTGGTGCAGGCGATCACTACGAACAAGCTTGAGCGTGGTACTGCGATCACCGGGGCATCATCGGCAACTGACACGATCACTTCGACCGCTCACGGCCTCGCCAATGACACGGCAATCGTGTTCACCGAGACCGGTGCCGCTACTGGCATCGTTGCTGGCCGCGTCTACTACGTCGCCTCTAAGGCAACGGACACGTTCAAGGTTGTGTCTGCTGTTGGTGGCACTGCGATCACTCTGGGCACCGCATCGGATATTGCGTTCCGTATCCCTGCGACCGCTGCGACTGACGTTGATGACATCAACGACCTCGCGCAGACCGTGTACGACAACGGCGGCTCGGCTGACGGAGAGACCGCGACTCTCATCGTGAACTCGGTGCAGAAGCGCGCACTCACTGCCGCTTACGCAACCGCGTACGGCAAGTATGTTGAAAGCTCACGTAACGTGGGCGGCGTCAACATGACGACCCTCGTCACCGACTTCGGCACCCTGAACGTCATGGCTTCGCGCCATGTCGCACAGGACAGCGTGATCCTCGCGGATCTTGGCATGTGCCGCCCCGTCTACCTTGAGGTTGACGGCAAGGGGCACTTCTTCGCTGAACCGCTCGCCAAGACCGGCGCATCTGAGGACGTGCAGCTCTACGGCGAGGTCGGTCTCGCGTACGGCCCCGAAACCGCGCACGGCATCATCACCGGCCTGAAGGTGTAACGATGACCGCGTTTGCTACTTATCAGGAACTTGAGAAGCGGATGGGCCGCACTTTCGCCGAACCGGAGAGGGTATGGGTCACGACGCTGCTTGAGGATTCTGCCGAGTACATGCGCGGCATCATCGGAGAGCAGGTCTACCCGGCCCGACAGATCACCTTCCAAGGGTGGCCTGACCGGGGCTGGGTAGACCTGCCTGCCACTGTTGTCCGGTCGGTCGATCTGGTCACGGTTGACGGGCAGCCCGTCGAGTTCGAGCACCGTCTGAACCGTGTCAGAATGGGCTGCAGCGGCCCGGTCGAGGTCACTATCTCAGTGGGGTACAGTACCGCGCCACGCGACCTCATATCCCTCAACTGTGCCCTTGTCTCTTCCCAACTGCTGCTCGTGGAAGCTGGTCTTGGCTTGCAGCTAGGCGGTCTCTCTTCGATAGCGATTGACGACTTCAAGGTTGCTTTCGCTGACGCTGGGGAACGTACTGGCGGCATGTCACTGCCTGACCATCAGCAGGAGTATCTGAGGAACCGCTACGGGGCTTCGGTGTTCACGACTGGGGGGTGATCCCATGCTGCATGGTGGCGCACTGTCGATGGGGCGCAAACTCGCTGAGTCGCGCATGACTGACACATGCAAAATCACTCGGGCAGGCTCTCAGGTTTTTAATGAGGCAACGGGCGAGTACACGTCATCCACGGTGACGGTGTATTCGGGTCCGTGCCGGGTGAGACAACCGACCTCGTCAGCTCGTGACGTGGACGCCGGGTCGCAACTGCTCGCCGTGGGGCAACTTGAGCTGCACGTCCCGGTCTCTGTAGCAGGTGTGCATGCTGACGATGCCGTGGAGATTACCAAGTCGGCGACCCGAACAGAGCAGGCTGGTCGAAAGTTCACGATCATCGCCCCGTTCGACGGCAGCCAAACGACTGCGCTCCGATTCAGGGTGGAGGCTGCTGATGGACGCTGACTTCAGTGAACTGATTGCGCTCTCGATGGACTTGGATAACGTGCCGCGCAATGCTGGCCCGAAGATTCGGCAAGCCGTAGAGATCTCTGCACGCAACGTGAAAGATGCGGCGCAAGCGAAGGTTCGTGGCCGCACCATCCTGGGGCATGCTGCACAATCCATCGACTACGAGTTGAAAGGCTTTCAGGGGTTCGGCGCGACGGTGCTGGATGCTGAGATTGGGTACAACAAGGGGAAGCCTGCGGGCGCTCTGGGGAACCTGATCGAGTTCGGTGCACCAGGCGCTCGGGCACACATGCTCGTGAGAGGGCGGAGAGGGTGGCGCAACGTCCCCGTCCCCGGTTCACCCTCAAGACCGTTGGCACCTGGAACCGAGCTGCAGCGAGCACTCGCCGAAACCGAAGACGACTTCGTTAACGGCCTCGACATCGCGATTGAAGATTCCTTGCGGGAGGCGGGCCTATGAGAGCACACCGAAACGCATTTATTACGGATCTGCAGTCGCGGCTCTCGGGCTCTGTGTTCACCTCGTATGCGGCGGCAGACAAATCACGGTACGCAGTGGTTTTTGCGGCGCTGTCACGGAAGGAACGGCATCGCTACACCGGACCGCAGGGGCGTCTCACGTTCACGTTCACCGTGCATTCGGTGGGCGCGTCTGAAGAGCAGTGCCTGTGGGTTGCTGAACGTGTGGACCAGATCACTGACAAGACGCTGACGGTCGCGAACCGGTCACTCTGGCCGGTTGAGTACGTGACTGGGATGCCGCCTGACCTGAACGATGACGGGCCTTCCCCGTTGTGGTTTTCCATCTCTCAATTCGACGTTGTTTCGGACCCTGCCTAGTGCGGGGTCTTTTCTTTTGAAGGGGTAGAAGATATGACTTCTGCTGTTGGCCCGGGTAGGGCTTCTGATGGGCGCTCGCTGGTCCTCGCCGCACCGAAGGGTGTCGTTGAGGATCTGAAAGCGCCGACGCTTGCGGAACTTACTGATCCGCGCGTGCTGGATATTACGTATCTGCTGTTTGGTGATGGTTTCGACCATCAGACGACGGTGAATAAGTTTCAGACGACTAGGTATACGCTCGCGCAGGTTCTCGAAAACGAGGGCACTGTGCAGGACACGATTGCTCTGAAGTATCCGTACGTTGCGACGGATGATGACGTGCTGCGGACCCAGTTTGTTCGTGGCAGCGAGTGGGATATTTTCGAGCGCCTCGTCCTGGATAACGGGACGCCGCTTGCTGACGGTCAGCTGTTGTCGATTGCGGCTCCGGTGCGGTGTGGTTTACAGACGGAGATCCCGCGTGCCGCGAATACTGAGGTCGGGAAGCAGCAGGAGCTGTTAGTCATCGGCACGGTGGAGCGCGACGTGGTCGTTGGTGGCGCAGGTGTCACCGACTGGTCGCTTGAGGTTACGGGGTCGCCTACGGGGGGCACGTACGATCTCATCGTGAATGGTGTGCGTACTGCACCGATCGCGTATGGAGCGAATGCATCAGTGATCAAGACGGCGGTTGACGGTCTTCAGGGTGTCACGGGTGTGACGGTGACCGCTACTGGGACTGGGACGATCTCGCTCGTGTTCTCGGGCAAGGTTTCGCTCACTGCGGACGGATCCGAACTTACTGGCGGGACGAACCCTGCCGTTGTTGTTTCGACGGCGTAACCGGTTGCTGTGGGGTGGGGTTTCGACTCCACCCCACGGTCGTCTATTTCTTTGTCGCTAGGTAGCGTCCGATGCCGCCGATGAATGCGAACGTGCCAACGGTTAGCGCCGCGAGTGCCGCAAAGGACAGCGCCTGAAACATCGGACCACCCATAACTGCTGCGACCACGAACGCCCATATCGCGAACGGGTAGGCCACGCCGGCGACGTGCATCCAAGTCGTCCACGTTGACTTCTTCTGTGTCCTCAATTCTTCTGTCATGCCTTGATCCTATGCGGTCGGTGTGAATCATGCTCTTCCCTGAAAGGAACCCCTCGTGTCCAAGATTTCCGAACTCATACAGGCTGCAAAGTCTGAGGTGGTGGAACCCGAAACTCGGTCGCATGAGGTCGTGATCGCCGGCAAGGTAGTCGAAATCGTGTTTACGAAGCTTGACCCGATGTCGTGGCGCGACCTTGTGGCCCATTTCACTCCTCGCGATGGTGTGGTTCGGGACCGGAACCTTGGCTACAACTATGATCTTGCCCCGTCCGGGTACCCGGCCACACACCTGCATACGGTGATCGATGGTGAGAAGGCAGAGGTCACGCAGGACGAGTGGGGTGATATTTTCGCGCTGCTAGAGTCCCCCGATCTGTTTGCTATCTCGACGCTGATGTGGGGCATGCACGAGTGGGAGCCGCAGCAGAACGCAAAAAAAGCATTGAGGGCGTCGAAGAAGAAATAGTCGCCCTCGCGCGTGAACTTGGCGTCTCTCCGAGGCGTCTTACCGGGTGGGAGCCGGCTTCGGTGACCACCCATTTCTATGAGGGTGACCGGTTGGTGCGGTCTGTGACGGTGCGTGAGCCGGAATACTCTGCGAGCGATCTGGCGCGCTTGCGCGTCCACCTGAATGAGTCCCGTGTTGTGCGCGGAAGCCACGGTCAACCTATGGCCGAAGCGACCGACCGGAAGGCGAACCCACAGCTGCAACGCGAGTACGGGTATGAGGCGATCCCGGTGGTTGACTTCGCTCAGCAAGCTCTTGACCAGGCCGTGCGCGACTACAAGGCCCAGAACGGCGAGATCCCGGATGGCCTCACGTGGGCGGTACGGAAGGTGCCGATGCGCGCATAGCTACTTCCACGTGTGCACTTCAAACGGGACGCCAGTTTCAGCTAGACACGCGCGGCCCACGTCTTCGAGTGCTTGGAAGTAGTCATCTGCTGGCTCGACAAGCCATGTGGCTGGGATGTCGGGGATTGTGCCGACGAGCGTTAGCAGCCTGGTCTTCACGTCTCCGTCAGCGCTTAACGCGAGCGAATCAAACTCCCCGCGTATGTCTTGCAGTCGCTCTGCATCGCTGGTCACGTCAATGACCATGTCTACAAGGTCTGCAGCTAGGAGCTCTGTCAGCTCGCACACTTCGACGTTTGGTGATTCGACCTCGGCAGCTTCCGGCTGAGTGTCCGCTGCCGCACAACCAGATAACAGCGCCACTGCCACAAGCGCTCCGATTATTCGCATGCCCCCACCATAGGGCGCTTTCTCATTTGGGGGCATCAATGGCTGATAGGACAGTACGTGTCACGCTCTCTGCGCAGGTGCAGCAATACATCGACGGGATGGAGAAGGCTGCGCAGGCTACGCGAGAGGCCGGAACCGAGGGTGAGAAGCTGGCGCAGCAGCGGGCAGCGTTCCAGTCTCTTGGCACCACGATGGTTGGCGTCGGCGGTGCGATTACCGCTGTGGGTCTCGCCGCAGTGAAGACGGGCATCGACTATAACTCGATGCAGCAGTCGTCCCGTGCCGCCCTGCTGACGATGCTCGGCTCGACTGAGGCCGTGAACGCGCAGATGCAGAAGCTGGACGACTTCGCCCAGAACTCTCCGTTTGCGAAGCAGACGTTTATTGAGGCGCAGCAGCAGATGCTCGCGTTCGGTATCGAGACGGAAAAAGTCATCCCGATGCTTGATGCCGTGCAGAACGCGGTCGCTGCTGCGGGCGGGTCGAACGCGGACATTGAGGGCATCGTGGCGACGATGTCGAAGATCCAGTCTTCGGCCAAGATTACCGCGCAGGATTTGAATGAGTTCGGTAACCGTGGCGTGAATGCTGCGGAGTTGATCGGTTCGCAAATGGGGCTCACTGGGGCCGAGATCCGCGAGAAGATCACTGCCGGAACGCTGGGCGCTACTGAGGCGCTGGACATGCTCGCAGCGGGCATGTCTGACCGGTTTGCCGGTGCCGCTGACAACGTCAAGCAGACGTTCGACGGCGCGATGGACCGTGTCAAAGCAGCGTGGCGCGATTTCTCTGCGGAACTTGCGCGACCTCTCGTAGATCCCGAGGGCGGCGGCGCATTGGTGGACTTCTTGAACGGGCTCGCGGACACGATGCGCTGGTTTGAAGGTCTACCTGAACCTGTGAAGGACACGACGACCACCATCATCGGTCTGGCGGGAGCATTGTCGCTTGCTGGCGGCACCGCGCTCTTAATGGCCCCGAAGGTCGCTGAGTTCAAGAACGCTCTCACCACACTAGAGATTGATGCGGCGCGTGTGAACACCACGCTTGGAAACATCGCTCCGATCGCAACCGCGTTTGCTTCGGTACCAATAGCCGCACAGCTTGCAAGGTGGGGAGACGAACTCCGAGGCACAACTACGAATGCCTCGGATTTGGAGCGTCAACTGCGAACTACTGGCGTGGCGGCGTCGGATCTTGAGCGTGGCCTTACCGGCGGTAGCGGGTTTAGGGGCCTCGGCTTGGATGCGGAGCTCGCCGCGAACAACCTGCGCACTTTGGACACCGGTATTGGCCGCATCAAAGCATGGTTTGACAACACGATGCTTGGTGAGGCGATGTCGGTCCCGTTCCTGGGGCTTGGTCGAGAGGCCGGGTTGGCGCAGAAGCAGATCGAGGAACTTGATACTGCGATGGCCGGAATGGTCGCGTCAGGCGCTACCGATTCGGCTGCTGAGGCGTACGAGTATTTCGCGGAGAAGGCTGCTGAGGCGGGCTGGTCTACGGAGCGGATCGCGGAAGCTCTGCCGGAGTATACGCAGGCGGTGAAGGAAGCCGGTCCTGCGACTCAGACGAGTGCGGAGCGTGCTGCTGAGGCTGCATCGGCGTATAACGAGCAGGCTGATGCTGCTCGGGCAGCGACGGACGAACTGTTCCGCCTGATTGACGCTTTGATGGAGTCGAACTCTGTCGCGCAGGATGCTGAGGGCGCGAACGCGAAGTATCAAGAGACGCTCGCAAAGGTCGCGGAGCACGTCGCGAACGCTCAAGCTGGCGTTGAGGGGTATTCAACCTCGCTTGATGCGAACACGGTCGAAGGGTCGAAGAACCGGGAAATGCTCGCTGGCATGGCGGCTGACTCGCAGGCTGCGGCTCTCAAGATTATGGAGCAAGAGACGGCGACGCTTGGCGCTTCTGCTGCGACCGAGAATTACAAGGCCCGTCTGGACGGGGGCCGTCAGTCACTGTATGACACGATCCTTGCTTTGACAGGAAACGCTGATGCCGCGCAAGAACTGACGGACAAGCTTTACGCGATTCCCACAGAACGCGAGATCCAAATCATTGCGAACACTGTGCAGGCCATTCATGATCTGGACACGTATATTGGCCGGCTGAACTCGATCCCGAGTGTCGTCACCACTGAGGTTCGACAGTTCCAGGCGCTCATCTATAAGGATCCAGCTGGGGTAGGCGAAACGACGGGCGCTGATGGCTTCATCGAGGAGTATGCGCGTGGTGGTTTCTCGCCGGGTATTTACCGTGGCGGGGCTCCGATTCACAAGTTCGCGGAGCCGGAAACGATCTGGGAAGCGTACATCTCGGGGAAGCCGTCTGAGCGTGACCGGAATCGACAGATCTGGGTTGAGGCGGGCGACCGGCTCGGCATGGGCGACCTGATCGAGGCGCTAACCGCCGGCGGTAGTGGCGGGAACCAGATCCATGTTGGCGGGGTCAGCATCAACGCTGAGAAGCCGCGCGATCAGATGCGCGAACTCGAAGACACGTTGTCTCGACTGATCAGGGAGGGGTGAGCCCATGTGGAGTCTGGCCTACTCGAATGGGTCGCACGGTTTCGGTGACGTGTATGTGGAAGCGGTTGAGATTGGCGGGCGCGTCTACAGGAATGATGACGTGCCCGCCCCGCGTGCTGACGGTGTCGTGTTTGGTGAAGATTTCGCGGATCCGGGCGACGTGATTTTGCATGTTGCGGTGGATGCTCCGTGGGCTGAGGAGGGTGAGCGGCGGGCGTTCGTGTATGGGGCGGCGCAGCAGTTTTCTGAGCTGTGGGATGCGGCATCTGTGCGTTCTGTGCCTGGCGCTGTGGCGGAGCTTGCTGCGGGCGAGTTGGGCGTGTTTGAGGGTCGACCGCGGTCGGTCGAATGGGATTTCCAGCACTACTCGGCAGGGTTTCTGCGGGGTAAGGCACGGTTTGTCCGGTCATCGTCGGTGGCGTATGCGGCGGGAGCGTCGTGGCGTTCGGTGTCGGTGCAGTTGGTGCCGCCTGAGGTGGGTGCGTGGGTGTTCCCGCTGACGTTCCCTGTTTCGGGTACTACTGCTGTGGTGCGGGCGTCCACGTTTGAGGTGGGTGGTACTGCGTCGGCGTGGCCGGTGATTGAGGTGGATGGTCCTGTCCAGTCGGGCGCGTCTGTGGAGGTCACGGGTGAATGGTCGGTGACTTTGAGTCGTGGGCTGGCGTATGACGAGACTGCGCGGCTTGATACTCGGCCTGGTCGGCGTGGCATGACTGTGAATGGTAGTCCGGTGAATCTGTTGGTGCCGTCGTCTCCGTCGTTGGCGGATCTTTCTCTTCCCCCGGGGCCGCATCAGGTGGCGTTGCGGGGTTCTTCTCTTGAGGGCACCGCGGTAGCGCGTTTGCGGTGGCGTGACACGAAGGCAGGTGTGTGATGGCGAATCTTGGTTGGGCTGTCGGCGGCATGATCCCGCA